AAACATATAATTATGGCGATGTAGAAATCGCATCAGAAGTTGGTTGGGCAAACTACAAACGTGTTGCCGATGGCATCATGACCATGCTCAACCGCACGGGACTTCTTCACGGGTATAGCTTCAACAGTTGGAGTGATGTCGTTACATATGACGAAGCCTTTATCGAAGAGTGGTTGGATTCTCCGCAGACCTCCCTATACTACAGTCTACAAGTTATGGGAGATACACAAGACAAGTCAGATGTTTATGCTGCACTTCAGTCAGATGTTGATGAGTACCTTGCAGACATTCTTAATGAAGAACCGACCTGCGATTGTCAAGAATGAATCCGTATCAAAAACTACTCGAAAGAAAAAGAACCTGGACGCCGGTCCAGACGACTGCTGGTACAGTCAAAGAAGGGGCAGAACAGGTGTTAAGCCGTGCCCTTGCCTTGCGGCACATGGAACTTCCTGTGGGAGATTTTATCAATGACGCTCTCGCTTCCGAAGTTCCGGAAATGGCACGTGAGCTACTGGTCTCCAACGTCAAAGACGAAGAGAAACATGACCTCGCTCTTGGTTACATTGCCAATGCTCACGGGGTTGATGAAAAGGCTGAGGCTGAGGCGCTTCGGCTACGCGATGCTTGGACATCGCATCCAGATCACACTATCACGAAAGCAATGGTGGCCGAACGTGCAATTTTTTTCGTTCTTTTACCACTCATGCGCTTTACTGGTGACGGTGGATTTAGAACAGTAAGTGCTGACATCTCCAGAGATGAACAAATTCACGTGGCTGCCAATAGTTTGGTTCATACTGAGCTGGGGTATAACATCAGTCCTTCTCTTGATAAACTCAGGAAGGCAACTATCAATTGGGTAATGCAACCACTGTCTGCATCTAACCCTGATAAATATCTGAACAAAAAATTTTGGCTGGATTCTAGCGACCGCCTGATGTATGAAGGCAAAGCTCCTGAGCTTGCTGCCACCAGGGCTAGCAGAGTCCCAGCGTTCTTTGAACATGCAAATACAGACCTCCCACAGTACGCTTAACATTGGCTTGACTGTGGAACGGTTGTTGGAAGAGCTGGAGGACAAGTTTCCTCCATCTCAACCGACACCAGAAACACCCATCAATCAAATAATGTATCGCTCCGGTCAACGGAGCATTGTTGACTTTATTAAATCTCGTATTGAGGAAGACTAATCATGTGTGGAGGAGGAAGAGAGCGCCGTGCACGTAAGCGTGCAGAAAAGGCAGCTCGTGAGGCTCGTGCAGAAGCCGCACGTCGTGAACGTGAAGCTATTGCACGTGCAGAAGCACAAGCACAACGGATGCTGGAACAGCAACGCAAGTCCTACGAGGCTATGCAAGCGATGATTCCAAAACCGCCGCCGGTCCCCAAGGCACGGCCTGCATCTACAAGAGTTGAAACATCAACTACACCAACGCCAGAACCAAAACCTTCTGGGTATACACCTAACGACCAAAGGGTCCGGTTCGGAAGTGACATGGATGGTGGTGTCAAACTTAGAAAACCAAAGAAACGTCAACGCCGTGGCCGTAGCAGTCTGCTAATTGGACTTGCTCCTGGTGTACGTGGTGCAGGACGTGGCCCAAATATCGGTTAATTAAATGACTGCAAGAAAAAGGTACGATGCATTATCTAGTAACCGTTCCGAGTTTCTAAACGTTGCAGTTCGGTGTTCAAGACTTACACTTCCTTATCTCATTCGTGAAGATCAAGGCCTAACTACACACGAAAAACTTATTCAGCCGTGGCAATCGGTCGGATCCAAAGCGGTGACGACTCTTAGTAGTAAGTTGATGCTTGCGCTTCTTCCGCCACAAACTACATTTTTTAAGTTACAAGTTCGTGATGAGAAACTAGGCACTGAACTTCCAGCAGACATTAAATCAGAACTCGATCTGAGCTTTGCAAAGATTGAACGCATGGTGATGCAATCCATCGCTGCGTCTACTGATCGCGTTACCATCCACCAAGCTATCAAGCATCTGGTCGTTGGTGGTAACGCACTTCTGTTTATGGATAAGGATAACATTAAGCATTACCCACTGAACAGATACGTTGTAGATCGAGATGGAAACGGCAATGTTATTGAGATCGTTACCAAAGAGCTGATCAACAAAAAGCTTTTGCCTGGTGTTGTACAGCAACAGCTTGGTTCAAAACTAAATGATGTAAACAACAACACAACCACTATCAACGGTGAAGACGTAGAGATCTTTACCCACTGCCGTCGGGAAAACAACAGAATGGTCTGGCACCAAGAGGTGTTTGACATGGTCATTCCTGGTAGTCAAGGTAAAGCACCTTTGTCTGCAAATCCTTGGCTCGTATTAAGATTTGCAGCGGTTGATGGTGAGAACTACGGTAGGGGTAGAGTAGAAGAATTTCTTGGTGATCTTCGATCTCTCGAAGCACTGTCTCAGGCACTTGTAGAAGGTAGCGCGGCTGCTGCGAAGGTTGTATTCCTCGTCAGTCCGTCCTCTACAACTAAGCCACAGACTATTGCCGCCGCAGGTAACGGAGCTATTGTACAGGGAAGACCTGATGATGTCTCTGTTATCCAGGTAGGTAAGACTGCTGACTTTGCCACCGCTTCAAACATGGCAAGTGTTCTTGAACGTCGTATTGCTGAGGGCTTTATGCAACTCAACATTCGACAATCAGAACGCACAACTGCCGAAGAGGTCCGCCTCACACAACTCGAATTGGAACAAGGATTGGGGGGACTATTCTCCCTTCTGACTGTTGAGTTCCTTGTGCCTTACCTGAACCGCAAGCTCATGGTATTGCAACGCACTGGTGAAGTTCCTAAGATTCCTAAAGACCTTGTCAACCCAACCATCGTTGCCGGTATCAATGCATTAGGCCGCGGCCAAGATCGAGAAGCATTGACTACATTTATCACAACGATTGCACAGACAATTGGACCTGAGGCAATGATGACGTACATCAACCCAGACGAAGCCATCAAACGATTGGCTGCCGCACAGGGTATTGATGTGCTCGGCCTTGTCAAAGGTATGGAGCAGCAAGAGGAAGAGGCTGATGCAGCAGCGGAAACCCAGGAAGAGCAGATGATGACTCAACAAATGGGTCAGATGCTCAAGTCTCCTATCCTTGATCCAACTAAGAACCCCAACGCACCTGAAGTTATCAACAATGCGATGGGTCAAGAAATTGTACCACCTATTGACCAACCACCCCAGCAACAGTAATGGCCGAAATTCTAACCTACGATCCCAGTGACGATCCTCAAGCCGTACAGTCAGCAGAAGCACGTGATGCTGAAAACCTTGCTGTAGCTGAACAGCTTGAGCGTGAGCAAAATGAATTGCTTGCGGGTAAATATAAAGATGCTCAAGAACTTGAGAAAGCATACCTTGAACTGCAAAGCAAACTTGGTTCTGATAACCAAGAGGAAGCACAGGAAGGTGAAGCAGAGGGAGAAACACAAGAGGAAAGCGGTGACTATTCAGAAGAAGCACTTGAGTTTTTTCAAGCCGTCAACGACGAGTACGATGAAAACGGTAGTCTGTCTGAAGAGACACTAGAGTCTCTCAAAGAGATGTCCTCTGAGGAACTTCTCGATGCATACTTTGCAATGCAAGAACGCATGGGTTCAGAACCACAAGGCGTAGAGCTTAGTGAGTCTGATGTCACATCGATTCAGCAAAGTGTTGGGGGTGCTGACAACTACAATGCTCTTGTGTCCTGGGCAGCAGAAAACTTTGATCAAGCTGAAATCGAAGCGTTTGATGGTGTAGTTGAATCAGGCAACGTAGGTGCAATCAACCTTGCACTACAAGCCTTGTACTACCGATATACAGAAGCCGAGGGTATGGAGGGGCAACTTCTACAAGGCAAGGCTGCGGCACCCGCTAATGGGTTCCGTAGTCAGGCTGAGGTTGTCCGTGCCATGCAAGACCCACGGTACGACCGTGACCCTGCATACCGTGCAGAGGTCATGCAAAGACTAGAACAATCTGATCTTGATTTTTAACCATGCCTTACGGACCTGGAACATACGGATCGAAAGTAGGACGACCTCCTGCTAAGAAAAAGAAAATGAAAAAGCTGTCACCTAAACAGAAGAGGATGGCAAGTCTTGGTGGCAATCCAAATAAAATCGATGCTTCTGATCTGAAAATCCTGCGTGGCCGGAGGATGTCCTGATGGCACACAAAGGTAAAGGCTCTTGCGGAGGCAAGAAAGGTGGCAAAGGCTACAAGAAGTAGTACACGTTCTGTCAGTCTCAAGATTGGCGAACACAAATCGCCGACTGGCGGTCTCACCGCAAAGGGTCGTCGTAAATACAACAGAGCTACAGGGTCCAACCTCAAAGCACCTCAGCCACAAGGCGGACCACGCAAGCGTTCCTTTTGTGCCCGTATGTCTGGTGTGAAAGGGCCAATGAAAGACAGTAAGGGTCGTCCTACACGGAAGGCTCTTGCACTACGTAAATGGAAATGCTGACTTATGGCTAAACCCGGACTTTACGCTAACATCCACGCAAAACGTAAGCGCATCGCTGCAGGCAGTGGCGAGAAGATGCGTAAGCCTGGATCTAAAGGCGCACCGACTGCAGCAAACTTCAAGCGTGCTGCTAAAACTGCAAAACGAAATACTCGACGGGCTTGATTATGTTCGGTAATCACGCCTTCATGGCACGCAGGATGCAGCTCCGAAATCAAATCACTAACGCTGCAAGGAAAGGCGATTCTGCACAAGAAAGGAAGCTGCGCGATGAGTTGAAGAAACTAAACCTTAAAATTAAAAAGAAAAAGTAATGCCTAACAAAAAGAAAAAGAACAGTAACGTTGTTCTTGATTTTGCTCGTGGCTTTCTGACTAAAAAAGAAAACGTTGCTCCTGCTGCTAAGTTTGTGAAGGCACAGGAAAAGAAAAAAGCAATGCTGAAAAAACTAGGATACTAATCCAACACCACCATGGAATTTATCGACGTTTGGGATTTTGAACCAGAAACTGATTTAGAATTCTACATGAAAGTTTTCTTTGAGACAAAACCCGTTCTGTTTCCACCTTCTGATAATCTTACCTTCATGGACGGGTTTGTTGGATATACTATCCACAGATACAAACAGTTTCAGACCCAACTATTTATTGGACAACCCAATGCACCTGTGCCAGATCACATCCATCCGAACGTAGATAGTTTTGAGGTACCTATCCATGGCATTACCTTTAGACATTCTGGGTCAGTGATTGGTACACCAGAGACAATGAAGACTGGCAGAGCAGTTTACGTTCACCGCAATGACTGGCACGGCGGTGTCGTAGGACCTAACGGTGGCTGCTTCTTGTCAGTGCAGAAGTGGCTAAATGGCATCCCACCCACAAGCGTTGAACGCGACTGGGAGGGTGACACTATGGGGCCAATTCACGAAAAACTCCTAGACTGAAGCCGTACGTTCATCCCTTTCGGGACGCAGGCATCTTACTCATGGAACGGGGGGTAAGGTATTCGGAGTTCATCATGTCTCAAACTGCACAAAAAAAAGAAGTCGTCCTGACCTACCGGGGCGTTGCTTACGTTGTCAAGCGTAATGTCGCATCAAAGTAACAAAGCAAAAGCTGCCGTAACTTATTACGGTCCAGTCAATACACAAAAACAGGGAGAAAAAAAGGCCAAGACTAAAAAGTCCTGACCCTCTGCACCCCTCACATATAAGGTAACGAGCTTTCCACAATTGTAAAGCCCGAAGGACGGTTTAAGGAGTGGCTGACCGGAAAGCAGCCACGCCTGTGGGGTAGGCACCTCGGAGTAGGACCTGCCCTGCTTTGGCTTTTGGCCCGTACGCGGATACCCATTAGCCGTCTAGACGGTGGGATAGACCACAAAAATTTGCTACAAAATTTTCCTAAAGCTTT